CATCAAGCAACACCACGCGGCCCTGCAGGATCACCTGGAGAAGAACCCGATCAAGGTGCCGATCGAGGGGCCGCATCTGAATGCCCACCGCCAGGCCTTCAGCCGCAGCGTCTCGTGGGCGCGCAAGCGAACCGAAGCGCGCCGCACCAGTCACGAAGCCCTCGTCGACAACCACTAGGTGAGCCATGGCCCAACCGGCGCCGGTGCAGCCCCTCAGCGTTAACGATTACCTGGCCCAGCAGTCGGCCGGTCTGACCAGCCGCGTACCCTTTGCCAGCTGGCTGCAGAACGAACCGCGGCTATACGCACCAACCACTGACAGCGGCATTAATAATGTCCTGTATCAGTGGGGCCCGATCCAATTTATTGTTGTTGGTTTGAATACGCATGAGCTGGATCACGACACTGAAACAGACTGGGCCCAGAAGGAGATCGTAAGCGCAGCGATCTATCGGGAGTGGACAGGGGAGAACGACGAAACCCTGTACGTGCGCGGGCGCGTGTTCCCCTATCGCATTCAGGGTCTGACGCAGTTGGAAGCATTCGAACTGCAGCGGCGCGGCGGTATCACTAATCAGTTGATCCGTGGCGATGGTTTGGTGATGGGTTGGTTCGCCTGCCAGAAATTAGTGAGGGGTCACACGTTCCTATCAGCCGAAGGTGTAGGTCAGCAGATCGCATTTGAGACCGTGTTGGTACGCATGCCGGTCCCGCCAGCCGATCAGCGCATCAGCGATCTATGGGGCACCATGGTCAATCCGCAGGGGCAGGGCTGATGGCTATCACCGGTTTTGAATTAGTCCAGGTGACAACTGACTTTGTCAGCTGCGACCTTATTATATGGAAAAGGTATAAGCGCAAGGCGCCGGGTATGGTCGAGCTGATGCTTGACGCAAATCCACAACTGGCATTCGTGCACAGGACGACGCCGTTCATTCCGCCTGGTACTTATCTGCGCGTGCCTATTGATCCTGCTATGATCCTGGGCCGTATTGAGCCGTTACCAACGGACAGCTTGTGGACGGATCGGGCCGGCAGCACCCTATGAGCAACGGCAACTTCAACACATCCGGCACCCTTCCCAGCCTTCCGCAATTGCTCAATCCCAACGCGGGGCTGCAGGGGCAAGCGCAGGCGCCGTTTGACAACCCGCTGCTCGATACCCGCCCGCCCAAGGCGCGGCTCATCAATAGCGCGAGCGGCGGGCTGAGTTTGGACGGCACTTGGCAAGGAAAGCAATACACCACCGACATTTTTGCGACAAACACAAAACCGCCGCTCAATATATTTGTTGACAATCCACCGGTACCGCGGCCCAACCCTTTCATCGGTAATCCGCAGGCCGCGCGGGTGCGGGCGTTCTGTGTGGTTGTGGTCGCTGGCGTCGACATCACAGATCGGATCATGCCCTATCTGATTTCGCTGCGCATCATCCACCGACCGCTGTTGACCGCCGAAATTGAGATCGATGATCGTTTCGGGCGGCTGCCGCTTCCGCCAGCTGGTGCAGGTATAACGATATATCTCGGTTGGAGAGGCGAGCAAGGCGGATTGTTGTTCAGCGGTAACGTGTGGGAAGTCGAATATGCTGATGCGCGCCAGGGCGGGCGACATATGACCGTGCATGCCTTAGGTATCAATATTACCAACAACATTAAGGAGCCGGGTTCTGACAACCTCGGCGAGGGCGCGCCGCCGGGGGCGAATGAGGGTACGCCGCATGGCATGGATGAGTTCATCCGGCAGGGCGCCCAGTTGGCTGGTGTGACCATCGACTACATGTCGCCGACGGTTGGAACATTCCAACGCGACCATTGGGATCGTCAGAACGAAAGCTTCATGCAGATGGTGACGCGACTGTGCGATTCGCACGGTCTCTTCCCCCTCTGGCACGACGGCAACCAGCTGTCGATCATGGCGTTTACGGACAGCCCGGTGACGGTCATCGCCCAGAATGGTAACAACCTGATCTCGTTGCGCGTGCGACCTTTCGTGTCGCGCGGGGTCTATAACGCCGACGAGCAGCATTACTTCGACACGCAAGCCGGGCAGTGGAAGCGGATCAAGGTCGGCAATAACTACGACCCGCAGGTGGATGCGGTGACCGGGGCGATTGCCAACGCCTTGCACCCGTCGCCCGCAGCCAGTCGCATGGACGCGATGGATGATGCTAGCGGTGGCGCCGCAGTCGCCGGTACTGACACCGGGCACGGACGCATCTGTATCAATGGCGAACCGAGCGCCCGCTTTATGTGTCACGTCCAGGTGATTGGCGTTCGGCCTAGCGTCGATGGCGATTACATCGCGGCCGATGCGGTCGAGCACATCTATTCGCGCCAAGGCTACATTACTTGGCTGGATGTGCGCACCAATCCATACGCTGGCGCCAGCAGCAACGTATTGCAGGGTTACTTCGCCGAGCAGATCGCGCTGTTGCCGCCAACACCCTACGGGCCGTCAAACATATCGCCACCGGTCGTGCGAACGCCGCCGCTGGAGCTGCCGGGGTTGCTCGACCCTGGCATTAATCCGTCGACGTCGGTCAACAGCATCACGAGTTTGCCGCCGGAAGCGCCGCCTCCGTTTGAACTGGACCCGTTCGGGCCGGGCGGCGGGTTCCCGATCGCAGTCACCGGTGGGTTCCTGTAAGGGCTATTGAATGTGTCTAACCGCCGCCTCGCGCGCACCTACACACTCCAGGCCGAGTTCGACGGCGACGGCGTTCTAGTCGCCGATCCCTATCCACTCTATCCGCGTGCCTTTTTGTGGGCCCATCTCGATGACGGGATCATGGAGTCCGTCACGACCAACTGGGGCAACGAAGGCATTTATATGCAAGGCGTCGGCCCGTCGTTGGTCGGCCGCGCCAGTTCTGGTCTCGGCCCACTGCAGCAGATCAATCTTGGCGGCGCGCTGCAGTTCGATGCCGATGGCAATCTCGCTTACGACCCGACTGATACCGAAAATCAGATCGCGACGCTGACAACGCAGCTGACGACGCTGCAGCAACAGTTTGCAGCGTTGAATGATCAGGTCGAGCTTCTTTACGCGACGCTCAAATCGACGGCTTTCAACCCGTATGGCCAAGCCAGCCTTGCTGGGGCAGGGGCGCTGACTGTGGCGTTGGCCACGCCATTTTCGCTGGCGGTGCCAGCGATGCAGGCGAACGGTAATCTGCAGGCGGTAATTGGCTTTCAGCTGCCAATGGCCCCCCGAGCATTCGCCGCCGTTGGCAGCCTCACCGCCGCTGCGCTCAATGCTCTCAACATACGATCCGCGATGACTGGGGCGGGCGCAGCCAACGTTGCTTTGATCCAAGTGCCCAGCAGCTTCAAGCAGCTCGGGTCCCAGCTGCTTTCCGGCGCCGGTGGCGGCATATCGAGATTGGGCATTGGATTGGCGGCGTCAGCCACTTTGGCGGGCGCCAGCAATCTCAATGTCGGCTTGCCCATGGCGCTGGGCAGCTCAGCAAGCCTTGCTGGCGCGAGTGCATCTGCGGCCAAGTTGGTGCAGACGCAGCAGATCCTGCAGACCACTCTGGCCGGCGCGAGCAATATCAGCGCCAACCCGTTCGTGCAGCCTGGCGCTTCGGCCTGGGACCCGGTCAGCACCTTGAACGCGACGCTCAGTAACGGCAACAAGACTGCGCTCGCCACGGGCGGCGGAGGGGCGCGCGGCACCAAGGGCCTGAACAGCGGCAAGGTTTATTTTGAGGTCACGATTAACGTGGTCTCGCGGAGCGGCCCCATGATGGGGCTGTGTAACTCCAGCTATACACTGGCCACGGGCATTGGCTACGACACCAATACGGTAGGCGTACGCGCTGGAAATGCTTACGGCGAGTTTTTCAACAACACCACGGTGAACACCTCGGCGGCCGTGCCGACTCCGGGAGACATTATTGGCTTTGCCATTGACTTCACTGGCCTCGCCAAGATTTGGGCGCACATCAATGGAACTTGGTTCAACGGGACCGGCGTTACCGGCACGGCGGACTTCTCGGCGACGTTTAGTTTGGGCACGATGTTGTGGCCAGTTTGTTGGTTGGATAATAGCTTCGGCGCCACGCAAGTCACCATCAACACTGGGCCGACATTTGCCTTTACGCCGCCAAGCGGCTTCTCCGCTTGGAGCTAATCTTGATTAGGATGGGGCGATGCTTGAACGCAACGTGAAGACCGCGGTCACGCGGTATGGCGACTTTGTGCATTACGCTGAGCGTGAGGTCGGCGCCAAAGCTTGGGCTTGTTTTTGTAGAATGGGGGGCTTGGGGGACAATCTTATTGCCGCCGCTGTCGCCAAGCCACTCAAGGATCTCGGCTACCTGGTCGAATGCATTAGCCAGGAGCCGAACCACGAGTTGTTTTTCAACAACCCGCATATCGACAAGCTATCGGTTTACCAGCACGAGGATTGGCCTAAAGACCAACTCGCCTGGTGCCAGTGGTTTGCCAAGCGCAGCAAGGAATACGACCGCTTCGTAAATTTGAGCCACACCGTCGAAGTGCGGCATGCTGCGTTTCCAGCCATGTCATCGTTCTGGTGGCCAGCGCATTATCGCCGCAAGCACTTTGCTGGCAGCTATCTAGAGACCGCCTGCGATCTGCTCGACGTTCCTTATACTTTTGATCGGCTGTTCTGGCCGACAGATGCCGAGGTCGAGAACGCGCAAGAAACGCGCAATCGGATCGGTGCCGGTCCCATCATCGGCTGGTGCTGCAACGGCACGCGTATCGATAAGGTCTATCCACAAGCGCCACAGACCATCGGCCGCCTGATCAAAGAGCTGGACGCGCAAGTCGTGCTGATCGGTCGGGGACCTGGCACGCCGGACTATGCGCTGGCCGAGCAGACCTTCCAGATGGTCGAGGCGCAGAACGGTAGCAAAGCGGGACTGCAACATGTGGGCGGCGACGGTTGGCCGCTGCGACGGGTGCTGACGTTCACGCAATCGCTCGACCTAGTCATCGGCCCCGACACCGGACCGCTCTGGGCGGTCGCGCTCGAGCCCAGCCCGAAAATCGTCCTGCATTCGCACGCCTCGGTCGAGAACATCTGCAAGCATTGGCGCAACACGGTCAGCCTGCATGCCGATCCGCAGCGCGTCGATTGCTGGCCCTGCCATAGGCTGCATGACACCTCAGACACCTGCCGCTTGAACCAATGGAAGAATGGCGCCGCCTGCATCTCCGATATCCCGGCTGATGCGGTCATCAGGGCGGCGGCGCAATTGCTGGAGAAGGGGACCCCTCATGCTTGAATTCGACACGCTCGTCCTTCCGCTCGATGCGAATGTGCAACAGGCGTTGGAGGCTAAGGGGCGCGAAGGCTGGATGCTGGTGCCCGGTACGACGCCGCGCGTGATCTATCAGATCTGTCGTCCGATTCAGCAGGCGCAGCCGATGGCTGAGAACAAAGGCTTTGGCGTGCTGCGCATCAACGAATCGGAGATCAGCATCGTCGACAAAGATGGGAACAAGGTGGAGCGCCACTAACATGCACGGGACCCTGATCCGCGGGATCGACGCGAACGGGCACAGCGTCGGCCCGGCCGTCGACTTGGACTACAACCCGTTGATATTCAATCAACAGAGTATCGACGCCGCCAAGACTGTGATCTTGACGCCGACCGCCAGCATTACGGTCGCAGAACGCTGGACTCATGAAACCGAATTCATGATGCAGTATCTCGATCAGCTCAAGCTCACGCGCGACAGCTGGGTGTTGGACTACGGCTGTGGCGTTGGTCGTCTCGCCAAAGTGATGATCGAGCATTACGGCTGTTATGTTGTCGGCGTCGACATCAGCAAGTCAATGCGCGGCATGGCGCACACCTATGTGCAGAGCGATCGGTTCATGTCCTGCTCAGCGGAGGCGTGCGATGCGCTGGCGCCAGACTTCGACGCTGCGATTTCGGTTTGGACGCTGCAACATTGCCGCCGACCGATCGAAGACATTCAATTCATCTGGCGTAATCTCAACGGCGATGGCCGGCTGTTGGTGTTGAATGAGCAGTTTCGCTATCTGCCGGTAGTCAACGGCCGCAGCTGCGATTGGGTTGATGATCATCAGGACGTTTGGGGCGAGTTGCGCAGGCTGTTTCACCAACACTGGGAACAACCGTTTCCGTCTTCACAAGGTCGTCTGGCATTTTACCAGCGGCAAGATCAAGCAGAGGAGTGAAATGCGATGGCCAATATTGGATTGTGGGCCCAGAAGAACATGTTGGACTGGGTATTGTTGGGCGCCGCGCCGGCCAAGCCGCCCGGCACCTATGTCGGGCTGAGTCTTGGGCCGCCAACCTATCAGTCGATGTCCGAAGTGGGTGCGGGCTCAGGCTACAGCCGCATCGGCGCAGCTACGACTTGGTTTACCCCGGCGACCACCGCGGGCGGGGTCGGCACGACCTGGAATGCGACCGCAGCCACGTTTGGTCCGTTCTCATCCTCGGGAGCTATCAGCGGACTAACTGTTGTTGATAACGCTACCAGCGCGACGCCGAACATCCTCTGGTATGGCAACTTGGCCACGCCGCGCACCCCGCTCGCGGGCGACTCACTGGTGCTCGCCTCGAGCGCATTGGTGATCACGTTGACCTGATGGGGCCTCCATGCCTTGGGTCAGATCCGGCTCGTGTACGCGCTGCGGCGAGTGCTGCAAAGGTGACCCGTTTGCCAGCTCGCCTGATGACCCCAATCGCTCACAGGCGATGCGGCGTCCGCCGCCGGTCGCCGGTATGTGCCCGCTGTATGAATTGCACGTTGGCGACCCCAACGGTGCAGGCTTTTGCATCGGTCACACTGGCGCCGTGCCTGTAGGGCAGGAGGACCCGTACTATTTGGCTGGCTGCAACATCTGGCCCACCCATCCGACAAATATCGAAAACTACCCTAGCTGTTCCTATACGTTCGCCTGGGTAGACTAAATGGCGGTCAAGACTTTCTATGTCCTTAATACGGCGGCGACCAGTCCGGGATGGTTTGGCGCGCTGCAGGATGGCGGCACAGCGCCGACTGCCGCTAACGCTACCTTTGGCTTTGCTCCTGGCAAGTTAGCTGTTAGCGCATACTGTCGCGCTCGGCTTGGTGCGAGCGGCACCAGTGCGACGACAAACCCAGCCACTACTTCCTTTATCGGCACGGCTACTGGTCCGACCGCTGGCACTGGCGCCACCAACACGACTTCCGGTGACAGCTTCATCACTCCAGCAGCCTACACCGGAGCGTTCCCGTCCGGGAACTGGACCTTCACGTTCAATATGATTGCCACGACGGCCGGCCTCACCGGTCGTCTCGGCATCCGTGTCTGGGCCAGTGTCAACACCGACGGTTCTTCGGCCCGCGAGCTGACATCGGGCGAAATTTTTGCGCCCACCGCCGTTGCCGGTATTGCCATCACCACCAGCGCCACGGCGCTGACTGCTACCTGGGCAGCACCGGCGATTACCCTCAACAATGAGTATTTGTTTTTTCAATTAGAATATCAGGAATCAAGTACAACTTCTGGCAGCGTCACCGCCGACAACGCGCTGTTCCGCGTCGGTTCCAGCATTGTCACCACCAATCTCGCAGCTCTAGGCAGTGCCAGCTTTGCTGGTGGCGGTGCATTAACTGCCAATGCCATTCAAGTTACTCCTACGCTTGGCACTCCAACCGGTCCGTCGGGATCGGCCGTCTGGTACAAGTTCGAAGATACTGTAACGACCGACAGCTCCGGCAACAGCAACACCGGCATACTGGCCGGGACAACGCTACCGACACTTGTTGCTGGTAAGTTTGGCAATGCGCTGAGCTTTACCGGAACATTCGGTTCCGGCGCGCATGTCAATTTCACCAGCGTCGCGTCATTAGGACTGCCAACTGTATCCAGCGAGATAACCATCGCTTGCTGGATTAACACGACGCAGGGCGACGGGTGTATTCTCGTCTCACTGCGTAATTCATCCGGCAATGGAATCATTAATCTTAGTCTTGGCACCAATGCCGTTAATAACGCTGGTACGGGCACGCCATCAATATTGATACGTGACGATGCTGGGGCTGGCCTTACTACAATATCAGCTTCTACCGCGTGTAACGACGGCAGCTGGCACCATGTAGCATTTACGCGTAATTCCAGCCAGTTGATGACGTTCTACGTCGATGGCGTAGCCAGCGGCACGCCTGTCACCGACACGATGACAACGTCGGTGACGCCAAGCTTAGCTAACTCTGGTGTCGGCATAGAAGTTTTCCAGCCATGGACCTTCATCGGTCTCATAGACGATTTCCGGATTTATCCGAGAGCGCTGACATCGACCGAGGTTGCCTCGCTGACTGTCGGCGTGCCAGCCGCGACGACCTGGCAGGGTACCGCGACCCCGGCCGGTACCGGTGCTCTAACTGTCAATGCCAATTTACTCGCGCAGACCTCTGCCGCATTAGCTGGGGCCAGTGCGCTCGCAGCGCCTCGATTAGCGCAGTGGCTTGTCAGCAATACCAGTTTTGCTGGTGCTGGCACTCTTGCAGCTGGCGCGCAACGATATTCGCCGCTCGTCACGCCGATCTGGTCAGCTGTAGGTGCGCTTAGTGTTGATCTGACCAGACAAGTCGCTGCCACGTTGTGGCAGTCGACTGCTGCTCTGTCCGGTGCGGGTGCCCTTGCTCCGCCCGCGTTAGCGCAACAGTTAGTCGGCGCAGCTAGGTTTACTGGCGCCGGTCAAGCCAGCTGGCCAACGGTCGATCCGATCGATCAACTATTGGCTACTCGGTCAACGCTGACCGGTGCGAGCAGTCAAACATCCGCGCTCAACGTCTTGCTCAACACTGCATCAGCGCTGACCGGTGCTGGTACGGCGAGTTGGCCATTCACCGATCCCATTGATCAGTTAATGGCGGCCTCCAGCGCGCTGGTCGGCAGCGGCGCGTTGGTTGGCGACGTAACTCGCCTAGCCGGTGCTGGCACCCTGTGGCAGGGCACGGCCTTATGGGTCGGCGCGTCCACACTCGCCGCGCAAGCCAGTGTCGGGCTTGCCGCGACTGCAGCGCTGGCCGGAGTTGCCGCGCTTTCTGTAGCTGCTCCGTCCCTGCAGCTAGCGAGCAGCGCAACACTTGCCGGTGCTGGCACCTCGGCATCGAGCCTGCTGACGCTGCGACCTGTCACCGCCAGCCTTGCTGGTGTCGCCAGCCTAGTCGCTGCCACCAGTCAGTTGATCGCGGACAATGCCGCGTTTGCTGGCTCTGCTGCGCTGACGGCGTCGGCCGTTCTGCGTCAGCCAGGCGTCGCGGCATTCGCTGGCTCGAGTACTCTCGCCGCGACATCTCTCCCGCAGTGGCTTGCGGGGGCGACCAACCTCCTCGGCGTTGGCGCACTCCAAGCCAATCTGCCGGTGCAGCGGGGGGCCAGCGCCGCGCTCTCCGGTGCTGGCAACCTCGCTGTCGGTCTGCAGCAGTGGCTCCCGACCTCAGCGCTATTCTCGGCTAACGGCCAACTCAGTTTGGCCGAAGCACAGTGGCAAGTCGTTGCCGCTCAGATTGTTGGCGCCGGCAATCTTGGCGCTGAACTCCGCATTCTCGGTGCCGTGAATCAGTGGAGCGGCAACGCTCTGTTGCCCGGCGCTGGCGCGCTGAGCGTAACCGAGAGCATGCGCTTGGCTTCCGCCGCGAACCTCGCGGGCGCGAGCCAACTCACCGGCGGTCTCCAAGCTAGACTTCCTACCAGCATCCTATTGGCCGGTGCCGGCCAACTCTTAGCCGCGCTGCCGCAGTTGATCGGCAGCACTGCCAGCTTCACTGCTGCTGGCGCGCTATCCAGCCACGAGAATATGTGGCTGCAGGTAGCAACCGCGTTCAGTGGCACCAGCAGTTTCAACGTCGATCTGGTCAAGCTCGCCGTTAATATTCTGCAGGGCAGCGCGGCGCTGTTCGGGACCGGCAATCTCACGACGGCTTTGCAGGCGCAATTGCCCGCCTCGGCCGCCATGGCAGGTACGAGCGCGCTGACAGCGCAGGCAGCGCAGCGGCTACCCATCCCCGCCACGCTCTTCGGCGCGGGCGCGCTCACCGCTCCTCTCATGACCCTCAGCGGGTCGCTGGCTGGGGCGCTGGCGGGCGTTGGCAATCTCGGCGCTGACGTTCAGCGGTTCACGCCTGGGATCTGGTCGGCCAATGCCGCCTTAATCGGCGCTAGCAGCCTCACCGCGAATTACTGGCAATTAGCGGCAATTAGCGGCAGCCTGAGTGCAGCTGGGACATTGGCGGCCAGCTCTAGTCAGTGGATGACGGCAGCGGCCAGCCTGCCCGGTCTCGGCGGGTTTGCCGCCGATATCAGCAAGTTCACGCCTGGGATCTCGCAAGCCTCAGCGCTGTTCGCGAGCCTCGGCAATCTGACGGCCGCCACGAGTCAGAGGATGGCCGCCGGCTCGTTGTGGGCCGGGGCCAGCGTACTGACCGCAGATCTCGGTCGCCTCGGTCAGGCGGCGCAAATTTCCGCCGCGTTCGCCAGCGTTGGTGGCTTCAGTGTTGTCGCCAGCTTGGCACTGCCACTCAGCGCAAGCTTCGGCGCGGCAGGTACACTGATCGCCGTCGCCCGCCAAATGGCGGCACTCGCACCGCAGCCATTGCGGGGCGCCAGTGCGATAAACGCATATGCCACCAACCTGATGGCGCTGCAAACGCTGTTCGGCGGCGCCGGCATATTGCAAACCGAAACCACGGCCTTCCAGCAAGTTGCCGCGGCGCTGGCGGGTGATGCCAGATTTGCTGGCATCTTGACGCAGCGAACGCTACTCGGCGCGACGGCGTTCCATGGCGCCGGTCGCTTGTTCGTCAACTTCGCCACGCGCAGCGTGCGGCTGGTCTCCTGCGCGCCAGTGTTAGGACAGCTGCAACTCGTTCCAGCAATGAGCGGACACAGCGCAACCGGGGTGCTGCTGGTGGGTGAGCGGGGCCAGGGTCCCGATATGGGTGGGCTCAGCGAAGTCGCGCTGTTGGGACAAACTGGACAAGCCGGAGCCATCGGCGTGCGAACTCCATTCCAAAAGCTAGGCACATAGGCAAATGGCGATCCCGCATCACACCGATATCGAATTGGTTCCCGGCGATGATTGGCTGATCCCTGGAATTTTGACTGACATCACCGGTGCGCCCCTGGACCTGACCGCCGCAACGCTGGAATGGATGTTGCTCGATCCCGACGGCAATCAAGTCACGACCGACGCAACGATCACCACTGTGACCCCGTCGACTGGCGGTCAGATCAATATCTTGGTGCCCAACTCGGTCACTGTCGGCCTCGATCCAGGTCGATATTCCGATGCGTTGCGCGTGACCATAAGCGACATGATCGCGACGACATGGGTCGGCTTCGTTCTGGTTGATGCGAATGCATTCGCGCCGCCACCACCGCCGCCGCCAGCACCAACAACTTCCTATGAACAAGCGTTGGTTGTCGTGCCGCAGTGGTGGTGGACGATGCCAAGCGGAAGCCAGCCCTATTACCCCTATTACGGGGGATGGTGGTGATGCCACAGTGGCCGCATGGCGATCAACTCAATTTGACTCGGTTCTATGGGCGCCCTGGCCACGTGGCGATGGACAACGTCATTGTGCCCTGGCACATGATCTATAACGAGCCGCCGCATCCGCCGATCCCGCACTTCGCGATGCATGTGAAGTGCGTGCCCGCGATGAACCGCATCCTGCAAAACATCTGGGACCACTACGCACACTCGCAGCAGGCGATCGAACACATCGGCATGAACATCTGGGGCGGCGCCTATAACCCGCGCAAGATCCGTGGCTCCAATCGCTGGTCCGTACATGCCTGGGCCGCCGCCGTCGACTTCGATCCCGACCACAACGAAATGTCTTTGTCACCGCACGCTCCGTACCGGATGGCGCAACCGGTGATCGATGCCTTCAAGGCTGAAGGCGCGACCTGGGGCGGCGACTTTAAGGGACGCAAAGATTTCATGCACTTTGAGTTCTGTCATTACTGATGCAAACCAATATGGAGCCTCCCTCCTGATGCAAGCCAACTATGACCGGTTCATCCGGCGTGTCATTAGCATGTACGAGGGCGGGTGGTGCTGGGACACGGGCGATCCTGGGGGACCCACGAAATTTGGCATCACCTGTTACGACCTGGCCCAGCACATGGGCCGCAAGATGCAATCGATGGCTGCCTGGGCGCCGATCGTGCGCGCCATGTCGCTGCAGACCGCCGAGGATATCTATGCCACCAAGTACGCGACCAAGGACCGCTTCAATGAGTTGGAGTCGGGCAGTGACTGTGTGATCCTCGATTACGGGATCAACAGCGGCGTGTTGCGGCCGGTATGGGTGGCGCAGAAGATCACCGGTCGGCCGCGCTCCAACAACTTCGACGACGGCCTCGTTAGAGCGATCAACGACTACTCGGCTGCCCGCTTCGTCGACCGTATGTGCGATGAGCGCATGACGTTTCTGCGCGGGCTGGCCATCTGGCCGCGCTTCCGTGGCGGCTGGTCAACGCGCGTCGCCGACCTGCGGCGCTACTGTCACAACATTGCCAACGATCAACCGGTCGGGCCCGTGCATGACACCATCGCCGATCACGTTCCGACCGTGAAGACGGCGCAGCAGCAATATAACCAACTCTATCATCTGCATCTCGATGTCGACGGATTCGAGGGGCCCGAGACCAAGGCCGTCACCCGCCGCTTTCAAGAACAGTACGGGCTCGACGTTGACGGCATCATCGGCGAACACACGATGCACAAGCTGGCCGAAGTCGTGCCGCCGGTGCCGGGCATGCTGTCCTTGTTCGATGCTGAGGTGCCGGAAGTCATGGCCAAGGGCGTCGAAAACATCAGCGACATTCATTTGGAGTACGAACATTGATCCACTATTTCGGTAAGAAGCCGGCGCGTCCTGGCGCGATCCGGTTCATGGCGACCAGTTATGTGGATCTGGCCCGGCTACCGACGCCGCCGATCGTGTTCGGGCACGTCAACAACGCGTGGCCGTTCGGCGAACTCGGGAATGATGCATGCGGGGATTGTGTTTGGGCCGGGGCGGCGCACGAGACGCAAATTTTCCGCGCGGCGACGCGCAAACCATGGCCGCGCTTCACCGAAGACAGCGTCGTCAAGGTCTATAGTCAGGAAACCGGGTATGTTCCCGGCGTGCCGTCGACCGACGATGGCACCGACATGCAGGCAGCTGCGGAGTTTCGTCGCGTCACCGGCATGCCCGATGCAGACGGCGCGCTGCATTTCATCAAGGCCTACGCCACCATTCCCATCACCAATGATCAGCATATGCTTGATCTGATCGTCAAGCTGACCTTCGCCTTTGGCTTGGTTGGCTGTGGCTTTCGTATGCAGCAGGTGCAAGGGACGCAGTTCGATGAGAAGCAGCCCTGGGGCTTGGTGCGTGGATCTCCCATTGTCGGCGGCCACTATGTGCCCATCGTGGGGCGCAACTCGCGTGGCAATTTGGTTGGCATTAGCTGGGGCCGCACGACCGGCATCACCCCGGTGTTCATGATGGAACAGTTGGACGAGGTCATCGTCTATTTGAGTCAAGAATATCTGATGGCTGGAGGTCAGACACCTCACTTGTTGAATGAGGCGCAACTCGACGCCGACCTGGCTGCGCTGTCCATTCCGTCGGCAATCGTATAGGAGAACCTAGCATGCTGTCCTACCTGAAAGGGACCGCCGCTGCTATCGCGCTTGCCGCACTGGTAGCGTGTTCGCAGAACGGCCAAGCGCCCGATGCCACTCTCACGCTGGAGCAGATCCAGAACTCCATCAAGACAACCTGCAACTATGTGCCGACGATCGAGAGCATCGCGTCGCTGGCGGCGACAATCACCAGCACGATCAATCCAGCTGCGGGCGCTGCCGCCACGGTCGGTGTTGCGGTCGGCACGGCGCTGGTGGCCGATGTCTGCAAGGCCGTGACGGCGCAGCAGGCGATGCTGAAAAGCGGAACCAAGCCCGGCGAGCCGTTGAAAGAGCGCACCCTCGACGTCACCGTCAATGGGGTTACCGTGCATGGGACCCTAGTCCCGGAGTCGAAAACATGAGCACCAACGTCCAGGCTCTGGCCGATTACATTCCGGCCGCGTGGCGCGCCTATCAGCATCTCGGCGAGATCCGCGATCTGCAAGCGCGGGCGCTGCCGCACATTCAGGCGCTGATGGCCATGGGTCCACAGGCGCAGGCCCTGTACGCGAAAATCTTCCCGGAGGCACAGCAGTCGCAGCAGCAATCAGGGCAGCACCCACCGAAAATGGTCGGCATCTCCGTTAAGCAGTTACAGGAGATGCTCAATCACTATGGCGCCAACTTGAAGGTCGATGGCGTCTATGGTGACAACACCCACAAGGCAATCGAAGCCTATCAGCGCGGGCATGGGCTGACCGTGGACGGCTGGGCTGGGTCGGAGACACTCAATTCGCTGTTCGGCAAGGTGTCAGCCGATGCCGCTGCTCACCCGCACTCAATGGCAGCTCCGGCGCCAGGGACGCCCAGTGCAGATGCAGCCCAGCACGGAGCCAAGACGTGAAGCTCAGCCAGGATCAGCTCTACTCGTTCGTGCGCTGGCTGGTCACCGGCCTGTGCGGTTGGCTGCTGACCAAGGGTTGGATTCAGGACGAGTGGGTGCCCGGCATCATCGGCGTCGCCCTCGCCCTTGCCTCGCTCGGCTGGTCGATGTGGACGCACACCCCGGCACAGCAATTAAAGGCAGTCGAGCGCATCAACCCGGGCATCAAGATGGAAGTCCCGGAGCAGGTGCTCGAGGAGCATCCCTCGATCAAGCAACTGGCGAACGCCAATCCGGCGTTCATGCACGTGGTGGGGCGCGATCAATGGAAGAGCGGTGGCCGATAGTAATGGCAACGGCCGTACTATACGCCTCCCTAACCTTACCACGCTCAGCGTTATCATCGCGCTGCTGGTGCAGGCCGGGGGCGTGATCGTTTGGGCAACCAACGAGCACAATGCGCGCGTCGTTTTGCAGCAACAAGTGGATGCACGCATTCGCGATGCTGATGGCCGCCTCACGCAATTAGATGGGCGTCTGACCCGCATTGACGAGTTCTTGCGCTCACTCAACGACAAGCAGAACGTGATCAATACCACGCACGCGGCACGTGATGACAATTTCGAAGGCCACCTGAAGCGCATGGATGACCGCGTCGACCGCGTCGTGCAGGCATTGGATCAAACCTACAATCTGCTCAACGAGCATCTGCGCAATCAAAAGATGCACCGCCCTTAAAGGAGTAGGACCCATAACTCCCTATGTCGCCGGATTCTTTGGCGCCGGGCCGACCGGCATCTGGGCGTGGGGCGGCTTCATCACGTCGGCCGGAGTCTGGCGCACCGCCAATAAATTGCGTGCCATCGGCATCGAATGCGAATGTTTTAACTTCGATCAGACGTACCTCGCGGAAGCGCGGCTGACGACCGCACGTACTGCGCACCGGCCGGTTGGCGCACTGGCCTATTCGTTGGGCAATACCGCAGCGCTGTGGTTGCAGCAATACGCGCCGTTCGATTTGCTGTTCTCGATCGCCGACTCGCAATTGGGGCGCAACACCCCGATCAATCACAAGTACACCAAACGGTCAGTGCTGTGGCGCGGGCCCGGCGCGCTCAGTAGTGCGGGCGCCAATCTCGGCTATGATGTGGTACACGACAGCAACAAAGTACATTTGTTGATGGACTTCGCGCCCGAGGTTTGGCAGGACGCGCTGGCCGAATTCAGCAAGCTGATTGTTTGACGTCATTGCTTCGGTGGGTGACACACCTGGGTGTCCTGCGGGAAACGTCGGCAGTGCTCCTCACCCTGGCGGATGATGGCCTCGCGCTCTTGCTCCATCGACATCTGGGGCGGCGGGGCTGGTGGCGCCTGATAGCGTGGTCGCAGCGCATTGCGGATAGCCCGATCGGCGAGCGCCCCAAGGGCTGGCGGCAGGCCCGGAGCCAATAGTACCGGTGGCCCAGGACGCCCCTCAGGCGGGACATCGAAGCTGGGCTGGTGGTGCAGCGCCGCCGAGTAGTCATTTGGCAGCGCGCAATACGGATCAAAGCCCGGGTCGGGACAAAAGAAATAGT